CCCTCCCCGGGTGGTCAGGATGCGACTTCGCAGGTTGTTTCGAGGATGGTCAGCACCGCCCCTGAGAAGATTTTCCTTCAGATCGGTGACGGCGATTACAGCGATGAACCTTTCCCGCACCCGGCCGGAGAAGAGATCACATGGTGCTCAGATAGCATCGTGGAATCGGAGGTCGCCTACGTTCGCGCTGACCTCGCCTCGCCGCGCGCGCATAGCGTGGACCTAAGCCGATTCCGTAGTTTGGCAAGATGGGTTGCCAACAGCGCCGGACACGGGATCAACTCGGGGCAGCGCCGCATGGGTGAGGAACTTCTGGCCCTGATCGACAGCCATGCGGTGGGCAATAAGTGAACCTAAACGAGCGCATCCGCAGCTGTCTATCATCTCCAAAGACGGCTGCGCATGTTCACTCAGAGATAGGCGGGAACCTTGCACTCATCCGTGGATGCATTCAAACGATGGTCAAGGTTGGCCTGCTAGAACGTATTGGAGATGCCAAGCCATATCGATATAGAGTGGCTAGGCCATTGAAACAGAAGCTAAGAGGTGTAGAAAAGACTATGGCAGTATCGAAAGCTCAGCAGGTCCGCGACTGGCTGAAGGCCAAAGGACCAGCCAAGAACGCAGAAGTAAGCAAGGGTACGGGCTTCCCGCCCAAGCAATGCAGCCGAATCCTCAGCTATATGAAGCGCTATGGCTGCGTTAGGCAGGATGATGAACGCAATTACCATTTCGTCCGTGACGCGATCCAGATGCAGGCCATGACTGCTGATGAGAAGCGAGAAGCAAACGCTAGGAACAATCGCAGTATGAGATCAAGGCGGGCATCAAGAGTGCGCCATGAAAAGCGCGCAAGGATCAAGGCTATCCAGCAGCAAGAGATTGCCAATGCCAGGAAGCCGGACGCCATGACCATCAAGGTTAAGCGCGAGGCAGCAGTTGATGACCGGCCAAAGCAAACGGTAGAGGATTGGCTAAAGGCTGGCGGGAAAATCGACCGTAGCCCGACTGAGCATAGGTTTGAGCGGCTGAGCCATGAGGAAATCATGGGTGCCGCTAAGCGTGGGTTTGGCGGCTACCAAGCGCCTATGAATAGGCGGCAAGGATGGATTTAAATGAATAGGGAGCCTATTGGCTCCCTTTTTGTATGCATACTGTTCTATTTTTGCTATTGATTGATTTTGATCTATGCAGCAATATGGACTCACCAACCAAGAGGACTAAACCATGAAGAAGATAATTGCCGCCATCGTTATCGCCCTGTCGCTGAGCGCCTGCGGCACGCTGCGAGAGTTCAACAAGCCGGAAGTAGGTGCTGACGGTAGCCGCGAGTTCCGCGCTACCGCCACCATTGGCCGCTGCCGCTGCTAAGCAGTGAAATTCAAGGGAACCTCAGTCAGGTCTACGATGAAAATAGTTGCCGCCTGCGGCGAGCTTGATGCGCTTCCTGCTGGGAAGGTATTGGTTAGCAAAATTTGGCTATACGTTTCCTGCCGTGCTGTGAAAATTCTATTATCGCTAGTCATTTGTATGGCATCTACATACATTGTACATCTATCTTGAGAAACTGAATTGTAGTATAGCCGAGGAGATGGAACTGCAATTCCTATTTTTGTTCCTACGAAAAATTGCCCAAGATAATAGTTAAGCCCTGTCCAAGATTCAGGCAATGTTACAGCTTGGAGAACCCTTATCCCTTTTTTTCTAGAGTCATAATAAGAGTTTCCTGACTCATCTCTCATTCTAAGTCCTACTGGTCCTGTAGGATTATTAGTTATATTTCTAAATGTGTAATACTCAAGAGTTTTTTGAGCAGCATTATTTGCGGCATAAATATTAGTTGATTTAAAGCCAAATCTTGATTTTTCTTGAGTTAAAGCAAATGCTGTTAGCTGAGATACATTATCATTTACATATCTTATTACATGAAGATCGCTATCACTTGGAGCATAAGGAAGTCCGCCCCTTAGAAACCATGAAGCAAATGGCGGACTACCTGCTGTTGATCCGCCGCCAAATGTCCCAGTATCTAGGGTTCCAGACCTAAACAAAGATAGATTTGTGTATCCTGTCGATATTTGTATCTGACCGCTAGACTGATTATGAACTCGGAATCCTACTGCCATCAGCTATAAACTCCATAATGCAATGTTATCCCGCCAATGGTTCCAGTGTTTGGCTGTGATGGGAAATCCTCAAACCTAACATGGTAATGAACAACGTCATCAATCCATACCCATTTAATGGAGTTCCCAGAGATTGTCACAGATGGGACAAGAATTCCATAATTAGAACGTTGATCGTCTGCTGTGAAGTAATAGAATGGCTGCCCTCCTGAAAAGTCATTTACTACTAGGCCTCCATTAGCTTCAGGAGGCGCTCTGTATCTGTTGTTTACACGAACTGGATTGTATAGAGGAAATTTGTATGACCCAATCGTCTTTGTAAGGCGAGTGGTCACAGTGGTTTCTACATACCCGCTCTCGTTTCTAATTCTAAGTCCAACGTCAGCCATTACAGCAGCACTCCCAATTCAACAGCCGGATTACCATTAGGGTAGTAGATATATACGCCTTGGTTGGTAATGTTCAAGCGGTATCCACCAGCGATAGAACCATTGAACTCAAACCCGCCACCAGCAGCCTTATTGATCCGCCATCCCGTCTGACCTGAAACATAGTCATCGGATTGAATTGTACCGCTGATCTTGGCATTGGTGATCGCCGCATTTGCGATCATTGCGTTAGTGATCCAGCTTGTCCCTATAAGAGCCTGACTGATGAAAGTCTGACCACCTTGAATGACAAAAGGACTAGTAACCTGACCATTGGCAACGTTGATTACAGCGAAGCGGTCAGCCTGCATAAGAATCTGAGACTGGAAACTACCGTCAGGCTGATTCTCAATGCCAACTCCCATGCCCGCCGCGTAATACTGGCCGTTTGCGGCAATCTGTAGTTTCAATGTCCAAGATGCACTTATCTGCCCATCAAGATCAACTAGTGCCTGAGATGTTTCTTGTACACTAGCCGACACTTCGCCAACCGTAGACTGCACAGTCTCAACACGCTTACTTAGCGCATAGTCCTGAGTAGCAATTACCGTCTGAATAGTGGTAGTGCCAGCGAAAACATCATCGTCAGCGGTGTAATCATCCTCATCGCCAGTGAATTGAGTATCGATAGAGGCGAACAAGCCATCTACCTTTTGACCTTGGGCAGTAAGTTCACCGTCAATTTCGCTAACATCTAGCTCAAGCTGATCCACACGGCCAACGATAGCGCCAGCCTGTGCAATTGCCTCACCAACATCCTGCCAATCAGCACTAGGGGGCTCGTTGTTCCCTGGCGTCGTGTTTGTCCAACTATAGATTCGACCGTTGTGAATAACGGTCTGTCCTTCCTCATAGGTTGCGTTGGAATCCCATATTAGAGGAACGATGTTGTCAATGCTATCGATCTTAGACAGCAAATCCTGCCCAAGCGCGCTTTCAGTGATGCGCCCTGAGAAGTAAGCATCATATTCCGTCTGATCGACACTAGACTCGCCGACAACGCCCGTTCCAGTCGGATACCACGGACCGATGTTTCCGCTACGGTCAACCAGCCTCCCCCAAAAATAGAACCTAGCACCAGCAGCAAGACCGTTGATTTGGTGCCTATCTTGTGGGTATGCGAAATCGCCAAGCTTGATTGCGCTAGACCTATCTGGACCTTGCGAATACCAAATCTCTGTACGTTCTGTGTCCGTAGCTCCCTGCGGGAATCCCCAGCGCAAGCCAATAGCGAACACAATGCTAGTGGTAGTCAGCGAAGTTAGCGCAGGGGGCGGCTCAGTCTTGCCAACGATCTGAGTCAACATACTAGTAGCCGGGATGGACCGTGCGCCCAAGGCGTTTACAGCACGAACGCGGGCTAGGTACTGGCCTGAGTAGGCACCACGAATATCTACGCTAGTAGAGCTAACGCGCCCGACACGCACCCAATCCATGTCATCTCTGCGCCACTCAACCTCATACTCGATGGCATTTGGCGCAGCATCCCACTGAATCGTAACGTCAGTGCGGGCAATGGCCTGATCGATAACAGAAAATGAAGTAAGCGTAACGTTTGCTGGCGGAGCCTGAACGCTAGGTGGGATAACGCTAATCGGGGGCTGCTCTAGGCGCGTTCCGTCATCGATATAGGCGAACTTGTCTGCACGATAAGATAGGCCGGAAATCGTATAGGTCCCGTCCTCATTATCGGCCACGCCCATGCATCGGAATGTTTCCGCCACAAGCTCAGTCTTTTCAAATATGAAAACACCTTGCTTAGCAGGATTTGCTGACCAATCCACCGTAACAGTAACAACACGCCCTGAGACAGACTGGATAGTCCTAGCTTCGATCTTTCCGGTCGAAAGCATGACCTTGATTGTGTCGCCTGCAACAATGTCATCAGGAATCTGATCGACAGTTACGCTATCCGCAGTGAACGAGCCAATACGGCCACCCATGCGGCGACCTGCACGGTTACGATTGGAGACGTTGAATACGTCGCCTGGCGATACAAGAACGCCCTCTAAGCCAACCTTAAACGCAACCGTTTCGCGCTCAAGATTCTCAGAAACGAGAATGTGGTTGCCAATGCGCTGAGCCTGCCCGCGAGACGTGCAACCGATGGCGGTCACTTCGGTTTCTTGGATGCCATAGCGGATTAGGCCGGGACGGAATTCAACCCGCTCAACCTTCTGGCGCCCCATGTCTGTCTGATCTGACCACGACACAAGCGCAACCGTATGGCGAACCTTGCGGGCCGAGCTTTCGTATTCAAACCGGCCATCAACAACATCAGCATTCGTATAGCCAACCGATACCTGCTTAGGCATATCGGCAGAGGCAATCATCTGCCCTACCGCGTAGTAGCTTACTCCACGGAACACAGCGGCCAAGTCCTGAAGCACCTTATAGGCGTCAGCTCGGGTCTGCATGTAGACGTTGCAGGTAAAGCGCGGTTCCTGACCACCAAAACCATCCGAAACCATCTCATCGCAATACTGCGCGATTTGATACAGGTTCCACGCATCCACCCATGCGGCAGGGATGTTATTGCCTAGGCCAAATCTGTCATTGGTAACAATGTCATAGAACACCCATGCTGGGTTGTTCGTCCATGCTGATTTGAATGTTCCATTCCAGACGCCATTAGTAGTGCCGGGTCCAGTCGTGGCATATGTCCTTAGCTCGGGATCGTAGTTGGCCGGAACCTTGATGATTCGACCATAGACATTGCAGGCAATCGTAGGAAGGCTTTGGAACTGCTGGGCATCCACAGAAACGGCCAAAAGCGCGCTATTAGGATACCTTAGCTTGGCATCGATAATCTCAGTGATCGACTGGACGCGAGTGGTATCAGCAACCGTAGACGAGTTCGCATTAGGCGTTAGGCGACGGATGCGTATTTGCCACTGACTTCCAGCGGGAAGGTCAATGCGATGGCTGCGCTCATACTGAGTAGTTGTCTTGCCAGTGAAGGCACTATTCAATACGGTGGTGTATGCACCGCCATCTGTAGCCACGTCAATAGCATAGGAGACACTATAGCCAACCGTGTCACCGTTGCTGGTATCGACTTTCTGCAAAGAATCTACCGCCACGCGGACACGAATGGCAGAAAGGTCCGATCCCGATACGGTGCGGACAATAGGGGTATCAGCGCGAAGCTCTACCCCGACGATTACCTCATTCTCGACACTCGGGAATCCAGGAATATAAGACTGATCCTGCGTTCCTGAGCGCGTCTCAACAGCGACATTCTGAAAATTGAATGTGCCGTCTGAATTCTGTAGCGGAGTGCCTTGCAGGTATACGGACCTATAGCCGTTGACAAGTCCACGCATCTCCCCCTCGCCGAGAAGGAGGATAGTCTTAGCATAGGAAATAGACCGCAGACTATCGGGAGACTCTACGGGGGTACGGCCAGCGGTCGATCCCTTGCCACCAGCGCCAACGATAGATAGGTTTCTGTTTTCCAAAGGTTCCGCCGATTTGTAGTTAAGCGTTAGCTGAAATATCTTCAGCGTAGATTCCGCCACTAATGATAGCACCGCCAATAATCAAAGGCCCGCCATAACATAGAGGGACGGGATTCCCTTGGGCCTGAGTATTCACAGCGCCATCCATCGAATAGCTAGGCAGATTGCCAGGGTCATCCTTTGCCCCTAGTCCCTTGGGCTGAGGTGAAAGCATCTGCACGACTCCGCCAATCACCATGGATAGGCCTAGGGACGCGGCCGCGCCAGCATAGCCACCAGCAGCAAAGGCAGCACCGACGCCGCCAGTGTATACCGCAGCAACAATGATTAGCACTGCGCCCACAATGGTCTGCAATGCACCTTGGCGCTTACTGCCTTGGATAATGGGCGCAATGCGAATCTCATCATTTCCAGCAGGATCGGCCAGGCCATCCTCGCCGACATTGCGCTTGCCAATGAAAATTGCAAAGGTTAGGCCATTGGCTTTAGAGTCAAATAGATACTTTTTAAATCCCTCAACCTGCACACACAGGGCGTGGATCGCCTCTTTAGGGGATGACACAGCCAATTCAAACTCTCGCCCAAATCGCTTTCGCATGGGGCCATACAGAACCACTTTCTTTAGCGGCTTATCCATTTGGCATATCTCGGTGTCTGACTACGTATACAGTTCGCTCCGCCCAATATCCGCCGTAGTTCTCTCGGCGAGATAGCCTGCCATGCAGGTGATGTAGCATCTGACCATCTCCGAGATATACGCCAGCGTGGTTAGGAACCTTAGAGCGAACGTTCATGAGAATAATGTCGCCACGCTTAATTTCGTCGGTGATTTGTAAGAATCCCTCAGCGTTAAGCCGCTCCATGCTGTAAAGCTCTTGACCCTTCTCCCACCAATCATCATCGCGGTCATATTCGGAAACGCCAATTCCATATTCACGCCAAAGGAAGTCTTTGAAAAGCGTAAAGCAGTCTAGAATTCCATGAGCGAACTGCCGACCCTCAAGAGGGGCCTCAAAACCGCATGGCTCGCAATATCCTTGAATGCCAAAGTCTGGCTTCCCATCAACCATGCCAATACTTAGGATATGCCAAGGAAGTTCAGAAAGCTCACACTGCACACGGTCAGCGTGTGAAGGCTCACTTGATCCATTAGGATGACTATGGATCACTGCAACCACTTCTCCAATATCCTCAGCAGCGGCGAACTGCTCCCCACTGATCCTGAAATGTTCAGATGGGTTGTTATGTGAGTTTTCGCACTCAACATAGAATTGATCGCCGTTCTTGCTAACAAGTAGGCCGCAAGATTCATGCGGGTAACATCTCGCTGCGTGATCCTGAGCATCCTTGAGCGTAGAAAGCTTCACATTAACCTCTAATTAGAGATGCAGCCGGGAAACTGCCGTATGGAAGTTCATTATTAGCACCAAACCTAAGCTTGCAGCTACCTACTCGCCCCCCACAAACGTCTAGACTTGGATCGCTAGTGGGATTGTCGTTAATGTCGGCAACAGGTGGCCCATTGTAACCGCAGTAAGGCCCACGATAACCGCCGCGTAGAATCCAAGTACAGGCATTGGCGATGATCTGACGCCCTGGCAACTGCTGCCCGTTTAGATCAGCAGCCGTAGCAAGCTCAAACTCTACTACCTCATCATTCTCCGCAGACTTCCGCTCGATGTACCAAATTTCATCAGGGAAATGCTCATTTGGGTCAGCGGTTGGATTAGGCTGAGGGAAGTTTGCAGAGTCAAGGTATTGAACAAGGGTCTGACGTCTAATCAGGCGAGCGCCAACTAGATCATCAAACGCTAGGCACAGAGCCGTGATAGTTCCATCCACATTGCCTACACGCAGCTTAGGCTGAGGGGGGGCGCTAGTGCTTCGTGCGAACCCCTCACACTCAATCGGCCACGGATCATACTGCTGACCTTGCCAGAAGATAGGGCCGCTTTGCAAATGAGCATGAAAATACAATTGGTCAGCATTGAGGCTTGTTGCATCAAGCTCAAATAGAACAATTTTGTTCCCAGGGTCTAGCGATTGAATGTCAGAATTAATCGACATTATTAAATCTCATTAAATGTCTGCGCTTAGAATGTAGTTGCACGCAAAAGCCCATGAGTTTGTTGTATTTACATAAAACTCAGCATATGTGGCTGCGCCACTTGTAACAAGGTTGCTGCAACTATACAAATAATTTACAGAACTTACTGTGATTGTTGGAATAGCCCTCATTGAGTGCCTAACAAGCCATTGACCTACTCCAACTCCATTGCCTCTAACAAGTATGTTGCCTGAAATTGCATACCTCTCACAAATAGCTCTCTCCAATGAAATTGGCCTAAAGTCAAATGAAGTTGCGCTTGTGCCCCTTTCCATTTGAAGCATTGAGAATGTTGCTGTAATTGGAGTGCTTATATCAACAAGCATATTCCCGCTACCATTAGCCTGAAGAGTAACACTTTGCCTGCCACTTCCAGCGGGGATTACACCAGTGGCACCACCCATATAAACAGAAATTGGACCTGAAGGAGATTGTGCACTAAATGTAATAGGCCTATTCCAAACATCCTGAACATCATCAATTACCTGTTGAATTGCTCCATTCAAGCTCCACACCCCGGAACTATTAATTGAAATTGTGCATCCGCCATTTCCTCCTTTCCACCTGTCATATCCAAATGCACCAAACGCAAGAGCCCCTCCTTGAAATCCCCTCTGATTCACAGGAATTCCGCAATTATGAAGGATATTTTTACCTGAGAATTGCATTGACTTGTCAAGGCCAGCATACAATTCCTGAGTCATGTCATTAACTTTCTCCCAAGCCGATTTAGTCGGCTCTCCCATTTTACCGTTGGGCTGTGGAGTGGTTAGGTCGATTTCTTGTCGTGCCATACTTATTCCTTAAGGCTGATAAGTTTGTTCAAATGTAGCGGTTACAGTCCATAGCCTATTCCCATTCGGAGATGGGTTGTAGGTATCGCAGTAGAAATATGCGTCACCGAAGAATGGAACTTCCCAAATGAAACTCTTACCAACGTGAGAATCTAGAAAGTTCACAATCTCTTGGGCGCGCTGCTTAGTTCCGACAAACTCCACATTCCAAATGCGCTTTAGCGGATTGATGCCATCAGCAGCAGACTGTGCGTAACCGTCTCCAAACTGAGCGCGCTTGATGGAGCTAGTTACCTGGCCGGTAGATTGCTTAGTGGCGCACCATGTAAATCTGTCGGCCATCAGCCAATTCCTCTCAAAGTCTTATATACAGCACCGCCAGTACGGTTCTGCTTAATCCACCACTGGCTGCATGCAGCTTCGATCATATTAACTAGCTGCATGCCATCTTGGCTAGCACTGCCGCTCTGAGTCTGCGATGTGACGGTTCCGCCTTCCATGTTGATATTGATTTCAAAGGTTGGCGAAGCATTGTTAGGCGAAGAGGATGCGCCACCGCCAACAATGCCGCCACTGGCATATCCAGCAGTAGGACGCATGGCATTGGCTCGCTTGGGACCGCCAACAGCCTTTACGTCAGCTTGTGACCACACAACCTCGCCGCGATGGACGATTCCAGCAGGCTCATACTTCCCACCATGTCCGGTATAGCCACCTTCAGATTTCCCGTTAGAAAGGATAGAGCCAATTGCATTAACCCACCCGGCGCCTTGACCCGTGTAGCTAGATGCGGCACTACCAATCAATTGGAAAATCTGAGAGGCCGCAGCCTCAGCAGCCATCCGCTGCAAAGTCTTAAGGAACCCTTTCAGCATACCGTCTAGGCCGTCAGAGAACGGATCAAATAGGAAATCAGCGAATGCCGTTTGCATATTCCTAGCTGCCTGGACACCATACTCACCAAGGAGTGAAGTTGTCTCCTGCCCCTTTGCCTGCAAGGTATCAAGCCCACTATAGAGCGCGGCGTAATCTGATTCAATGTCAGCTACGCCAGCTAGATTTCGTAGCTTTTCTTGATCTGTCTGGCTAAGCCCACGAAGGTTGCCCGATGCAATGTCGTAGTTAACTCTGGCGAGCTGAGAATTATCTTGCTGCAATGCAATCTGGCGCTCTAGCTGAGCCGTTATGGATTCATAGCTTCTGGCTAGCGTTTGAGCCGCCTTCTGCTCCTCAGTGAGTTCAACCTTACGCGCTCTCGTTGCCGCAGTGGCAGAGGATGAGGACTTGGCAATGCTAGCGGTGTAGGCGTTTATTTGTGCCTGAATTTCAGACTCACTCTTTCCTGCCGCAATACCAGCTTCTTTAATCCTCTGAATCTGAATCTGTTGCTGTAGGCTCTTGTCAGTAGATGCAACAATGGACTTCCATGCTTCCGCAGCCTGCTGAGTTCTCTTTACATCAGCCTCATTTCTAATGGCCTCAGGCGTGCGAGTCTCGCCATCAACACCAGGCATGATTACTTCTGGACGGCCACGACCAGCGTTCCCACCAAACCTAGAAATAATTCCAAGAGGCAGGCTGACTAGCGCGCCAGCATAGGAGGCAAGGTCACGCTGTAGCCCACCAATCTGGGCAAGCCTATCTGCATAGCGTTGAAGCGGACCTAGGGCGCTATCTACGCCAGTTACAACACTATCCCACGCCTCGCTACTGGTGCGCTTGATGTTGAGCCATGCGGTAGAAATAAGGCCAAGGCTCTGCTCAATTTCTCGCGCCCTTCCATTTACGGTATCGGCATAGATTTTAGCTGCCTCAGTAGCTGCATCTTGCCAGCGCCCCTCATCCTGAAGCGCCTTAATCCTCTCATATTGAGTCTGAGTCAGGAAGTTCTCAGCATCATTTAGCTTAGTAAGAGCATCCAGCGGATCGCGGGAAATCTGGCGGAACTTATCAACTACGGTATCCGCAGATTGTCCAGTAACGGACGCCCATCGGGTAGCAGCCTCGGCGGCACCCGTAAGTGCATCTCCACTAAGGCGAGTTGTAGTAGCCAGCGCGGTGATTGCAGCCGTAGCATTTCCGGAAGTAATGCCAAAGGACTCATCGACCGCACTACCTAGTGCCTTGATCTGATCTGCGCTGTATTGAGCATTGCGGCCCGTCGTAATTAGCGCTTCATTGATCGCCTCGGTGCGAGAGCTAGCCTGATAGAAGGCTACGCCAATAGCTCCAACTGCTGCCGCTGCCAGAGTGAATGGGTTAATCATGCTGCCGATGGATGTGGCAAGCGCTCTGGCTGCGTTACCTAGCCCGCCCCAAATGTCCCTTAGCTGGCCGCCCTGCTGCAATGCGACCATATACAACGGCTGCCCAGTGAGCAGACCTGTTGTAATGTCGGTTAGCTGCATGCTGGTGATGCGAAGATTGTTCGCATACTGCCGCTGAGACATTCCGGCTCGCTCAGCAGCCCCGCCCACACTACTTAGAAGCCCTCTCTGCTGCTGAAGTTGGGCGTTGTACTTTTGGAAGGTATCAGTATCTACCAGGCCTTGCCGCCTGAATTGAGCTAGCTTCCTTTCTTGCTCATCAAGCCGCCCAAGTGCTGCAACAGCAGGGTCAATCTGCCCAATTAGCTTGGCAAGCTCCTGCTGCTGATCTTTGATGCTGCTATTGGCCTTCTGCGCACTAGCAGCTCTGCGAGCATCCGCCTGCTCCATTTCACGGGCGCGAGCATTGGCCTTCTGCTGCTCTGCCGCCCAATCAGTAGTGGTCTTGGAAAGCTTATCAGTGGCCTTCTCTGCACGCGCACCCGCTGCGGCAAGGTCGTCTAGATCGCGGGCCGCATCCTCGGCTTGCTTGGAATCAATCTGGATGCCGAGTTGTGCAAAATTAGCCATCGTTTCTATGCTCCGCCATGGTTTCTAGGGCGACACTTTCCATAATGCGGACCGATGCGAATACTTCCGGCCTGCGCTTCTTACCTACCCCTACCATATCCATGACCACGGGCATTGCAGCGTAGTCCAGCCCGGTTGCCCCTGCCATGCCTACTCGCCACTGTGTCGCCATCGACTCAAAGACATAGAAGGCATCTGCGTTACATTCCCAAACCTCGATGGTGTTATCTGACTCATCGAAGTCTTCAGGGTCAAAGCCTAGCGCCGCCATTGCCGACATATCGGCTTCCGGGGCGCTAAGCTCATAGGCAACCTGCCTCAGTTTCCCTCGCGGGCCTTGTCATAGGCTGCGAGATAGCCGCTTACGATTGCAGCCGGAAGCTCAGAGCCGGACTCCACCAGCGCTCGCAGATTCTCATCATTGAATTCCTCCTCAATGTCCCAGCCGACAATGATCGACTTCAACTGAGGAACCTCAAACTCAATGGCGAACTTGGCAAGCTCAGTGCCAGATTCCGTTTCCTTAGCCTTCTCCATGAAAGACTGAGCAAACTTCATGCGGGCATCATGGAACTTAGCCAGCGACTCACGATCCATCCACTTAAACGTGAAACTCACCGGAACCGGAGCCTGCCCAGGTGCGGGCAGGTTCACAGTCGTGGTAAAGGTCGGATCACGCTTGATCGAGAACTTCTTTGCCACAAATTACTCCTTACGGGGCCGGATACTTGGTAATGTCGGTGACGGCGATATTCAGGGTGCGTACCATCACCTCACCGCGAGTCATAGTGGAATCCGGACTGATAATGTGGATGCCCGGATACAGCTTGACCTTGCCAGACTTCAACGTAATGCGGGTGACAGTCGGCTCTTGAGACTTGGTTACTTCCTCAAAACGCTCAATCGCCGGGTTTCCATCAAGATCAACAACAGACATTTGCCAATCAATAGGAGAGAAACCATTAAACAGCCGAGTGGTTTTCTGCTCCTGAAGGCAACCAACTTCAGCCCACTGAGCCTCGCCGCCAGTAAGAGACGTGTCAGTAACACAAGGCACTTCAGTCCAAGAGACAACCTCTTGGAAGGAGCCAGCACCGCCGCCTGGAGAGAAGTCGGTCGTATCCGAAGTGTCAGCGCCAATTAGCGTGAATGTATCAACATCAGTTACGCCGACGCGGAATGCGCGGCCATCAAGCTCACACCACGGGGAGTTGATGATTACATAATCACCGGCAGTTAGGCCGTGCGAGTCTGCTGTTACAACAGCGGGGTTAGCGTTAGTGATCGCGGTAATGGTTACCGGAGCGCCCATGGAAAGTGCGGTATGAACTTTCGCACCGTTGGGAAGTTCCATTCTCTTAGCCATATATAAACCTCTTAGGTAGCAACTACGCCACGGTACGGGATTGTAACGGGGACATTGTAGCGTGAATCTTCGTAAATAGTTGGCCCTTGGTCAACGGCATCTGTAATCATTCCGTTGAAACTTTCAATGCCAATATCTGAGTAAACCGGGAACAACTCTTGAATCTGTGAAACTAGTGATTCTGCATTTCCGATTGGTTGGTCGGGCTGGCATGAGATAGTTACCTGATACAAGCCAAGGTAGGTAATCTCATCGCCTTGAAGGCATTCAGTCCGGGCCGAGGCTGGAAGCAGGTTGCCGCGAATGAAGATTGGCTTTGCAACATCGCCTTTCTGCGTACTGAAGAATGAAGGCAGGACCGGAGACTTAGCCTTGGCCCAATCGAATAGCTTGCGCTCAATGGCGGAGCGGGCGAGAGCATGGCTCATTGGTCACTAACCTCCCTAATAGCCTGCTGCACAATTTCCTGAAACCTAGCTTGCGTAATTCTTACCATTCCTCGCGGACTTTGAGTTGAATGACCATACTCAAGCGGGATCGCGTATACAAGATTGTTGTAAATATATGCAGCCTGCCCGTAGGTGAGTGCGCCTACCTCTTTGACAAAACGCGCAAGGGTGGCATCGCCCATTTGATCGGTTTCATCAAGAGATGCGCTACTGACACCATCAATGCTGAACTGCCAATTTGCCAAGAATCTACCCGTGTCCACTGGGCTTAGGTTGATTACCGATGCGCCCACTTGGATAACAACCGACTTGAAAATCTGATCGGCCATTTCCTTTGCGTAATCAGCAAAGCCTTCTAGCTGCTCTGCAAACGTACCTTGCAGGCCACCATACTTCCGCGTCATGTGATGAACGTTAGATGCCACGGCAATGCGCCTTATAGAAGCAATTCAGACCAGCATAGTCACCCGGTCTAACGCCAATGACATTGTAAGAGCCGCCGTCAAATACGATTATGTCATTCGTACTCGGCTGCGGCATATCCGTAACCCCGTCTAGCATTGCCGGAGACATTAGGATTTCTACGTCGCCCTCAAGTATGTAGGTGTTATCAATGTCCTTGAGGTCAAATGTAGTGCGAAGTCCAGCGCCTTCATACTCAGTCCAAACTACGTCCTGCCCTCCAGTCTCGGGGTTGTACTCACCAACTGCCTTTTTCCGAAGCACTAGGCCAAGCCCACTTCCTTGCGGTCTAGGTGCAAGCATACGGATAGCTAGGGCGCGGCCCCTGTCGTGAATGTCAGGCATCTTCTTCTGCCTCTTCTTCTGGCGGCTCAGGCAGCGGCTCAGGCTCAATCACAACCGCCTCTAGCTCAATGCCATCACCCTGAATCTCAACCAGCCCCTCAGCAATGTCAGTGACAATCTCCCCATTCTCGATTAGGAATAGGCCGTCAGCGTCCTTCACATTGAACTCAGCCCAGCCTTCAGCCGTGTCCAAGCGGACTACATTGTTTAGCATCTCGCCATTGACATAGACGACAATAGGCCGATGGGCTAGATAGTTTTCATATCCTTCATCGCCTTTGAATACGCTGATCTTCATTAGAACCTCATTCTTACGGAGTATCGGGCGCGGCATCGGCACCCGTATCGGTCTTCGTCGCTAGCCCCTAGGGAGGCGTCGCCAGGATACATCATCAACCCGCCTAGGCCGCTTACAAATGGCTGGTCAAATGGCTGCTTCTGCCCTTGCAAATAACGATGGCTATGGCGGACCTTTTCATCTTTGTCAGTCTGCCAATCCTTTCCGATCTGATCGGGACTCAAAACCCCATTGTCAATTTGCTGCTGTAGTCCATGGCGACGACCAGCCTCATACGCCGCCTGCGCATACGTCTGCGCTAACTGCTTTGCGTAGGATTGCAGCAATCTAGAAGAGTAGGCGCGGGAAATGGTGTTGGCCTGCTCGATGGTCAGCTTAGTCCCAGGCACCACGAATCGGTCATAGGCGGTATCGCGCAGCTTACGAGTCAGGTAAGCACGCATAGCCGCACGGTCGCCGCTGAGAAGCTGCTGACGGGCCGATTCTACCCATTCGCTCATCTGTACCGGCAGGCCAATCATGCCGCCTGTGCGTCGCGCTGTAGTGCCTTTGACGCCGAGTAGGTCTAGCGCCTTGTTGCGAGCGGTATTGCCGTTAGCCAGAACTACGTCAATCGTCTTGCGCAGGTCCATAGCGGACGTGTCGCTGATCGAGCGGTATTCGCCCATCAGTAGATTGATGACAGCCCATGTGTTGCTATCGAACCGCCAGCGTCCAGCTAGCTCATTCTGAGCGCCTTGGATAAATGCTGTACGGAACAGTTCAGTAAATAGGGTTAGCGCTCCAAGACTCAGTAGAGCAGCAAGCCCGTCTCGATCATCAGCAGCAATCAGGCGCTCGACCTCAGCAACCGTTGCCCCTCCTTCGACAGCACGAACCTCCGCCAGATAGGCCGCAGCCATGGGCGCTTCTAGCTCGCGAATCTTGGCGGCGTGCTGCTCGGGCGTCATACGCGGCGGTTCCACTTCCTAATTGCATCATCTTCATTATCGCCAAGCACTTCTGCATGACATTCGGGATTGCCGCACCTAGCTATCCAATAGGTGTTGGAATCACGACCTGTCGGGAAGGCGCCACCATAGCTTGTATCTAGCCCCTTAGTGCCGCAAAAAGGACATTCTTTAATTTCATCGCTCATTTTCTCTCCTTAAACGGTATAGATTGCCATTGAGCCAGTGCAGCGACGCACCAGCAGCCCAGCCAGCAGGCTATCGATGATCGGCACAGTCGGAAGCAGGTCATACGGGTTAGTAGAGCTGCTAATTGCGTATTCGACCTCTAGAACGTCAACCCTCTCGCGCTTGACGGCAGTCGAGGTGTTCACGATGGGGCGCAGGCTGTTCGGATTAGCGCCCTCGATAGCAGCAGCCTCATAGGTGGCGTATTCGACAGACAGCGGGACAGTGGCGCTATCGATGCCATCAATACCGGTACGCGGCCACTGCATGTACTGCGCGGGACCGCCGGCCTTCTGCCCTAGGAACGTCCACCAGCACTTGTAATCTTCGCCAATCCACTTCTTAGCGTAGCTGTCCACATACAGCGTGCCGCGCACTAGGGCCGCAGTCTTCGCCTCAGTGGATAGAGCGGCCCAAGCAGTATTGCCCATGGCCTCGTTATAGTCGTCAGCGCCTTGAATGGTGCCGTAGTAGGTCAGTGCCATGGGAATCTCTAATAGGGGAGCCATCCTTGGCCCGAGGACTCTTAACTAGCGAGTGCTTCTTCCAACTTCTCTTGCAGCTTCTCAACCGACGAACGCTTGTCGGCCTTAACGCCAAGCTCGGCAAGCTGCGCGATCAACTCTTCTTTCTGCTCATCTTCACTCGGGATATCAACCTTCTCAGTGAACTGAACATTCTTAACTACTTCACGCTTAGGCAGTTCCTTGCTATCACCATTAGACTCAGTGATCACAAAGTAGCCAAGTCGGCTATACGGGCCTACCATGCCAGGATGAATGTCAAACTCATCAGTAGCACGCGCACCAAGAATCTTCGATCCGCCATCAGCGGTCTTAATTCGATGGGGAGAGTTAGTCAGGTTCTTAATCGTATACATTCATGCCCCTATGCCGGAGCGCCCCGAAAGACGCCCCGGCTTTTGGATTACGCCGGAACCGGAGTGATGCCATCCAGGTAACGAATACCCGGCTTCTTCACGTCGATCTGACCGATACGACCCATGCCCGGAACGGTGAAGTTGAACGGACCGTCCTGATACAGCGGGAAGAACCGGTAGTCCATCGGCATCGGCAGTTCCAGCACGTCCGCAGTGTTGCGGTAGGCAACCATGCGGCCACCGCCAGCAACGCCAACAGTAGCAGCACGCGCCAGAGCCGGAAGCTCACGGATCACCAGCGGACGACCAGTGCGACGGGTATAGGCGTTACGGGTCTGCACATACGAAGCGATAGTCTCGTTCGGCGAGGTGACGCCATACGGAGTCTCTTCGATGTACTTCAGCGCCAGAGCCGGAAGCAGGATGGTATCCGCCAGGATTGAGGTCTGGATGCCAGTACCGATGTTCACCGGGCCGATCAGGGCATTGTTAATGTCGGCAACGATCTCTTCCGGCGTCTTATTGCCGGTGCCGTCATTCAGCACCCACGCGGTATTCGGCGAGGCAGTACCGTTAGCAGCAGCCGCAACCGGAGTCACATTGGCGTTGTTAATCAGGCCGGTCCAGCCCTTCAGGTTAGAGCCGATCAGCGCGGTTTCCCACACGAACACCTCAGCAGCAAAGCGAGCAGCCTCAGCGCGTCGAGCACTCAGCGGGAAATTAGAGAAGGCAGCCTTGCCAACTTCACCGATGTTCCACTGATAGCCCACAGCATACTCGGCAAAAGTGCTGGAAACCATATTCAGATTCACGTCTGCCAGCGGAACGTCCTTGGCATAGGTGGACTGGAACTTGGCTTCACCAACCTTATCCATCACCAGGGTATCCATACCGGATGCCCATTCGGGGATGTTACGGTTAACCGGGATCAGGACGCCGTAGTCCATTTCCTGATACTCAATCTCATAGACCCGAGCATTCAGAATGTGCGACTGCTGGCGCGCAAAACCAAGAACAAAATCTGCGTCATTGATATTCATTTATTATTCCTTATGCAGCGGGCGCAGCCGGGACGCGGCGCAGGCGGACCTTAACAATACCGTTGGCCGCAGCGGAGCTATCAAACTCAGCGTTCGGGACCAGAGTATTGCTAGCGGCGGTATCGGTGTAACCCTTGCTGCTGGCGCTCCAATAGACCAGGCCACCAGCGGTGCAGGTGCCAGCGGCCTTTCCCCAAATGACGCCCATATCGCAGACCGGAGTGTTATAGCCTGCCGGGAATACAGCAGCAGCACCCGGAGCACCATCGACGGCAGTCATATCTGCCTCAGTGATGCCAAGGAACTTGCCAGTAGTAAACGGCGCGATCAGGTCGGCACTAGCACCACGCTGGACCGGCTCACCAAAACCAATGCCAGCGGCAGTGGTCAGGCGAGTTACGGTGTTCCACTCTTCCATGTTGGCGCGACGGCCAACAATACCAGCAGCAGGCTTTGCATAGATTTCAGGCTGGATCATCGGCATGATTATGCCTCCTTCTTACGGTCGTGACGGGTCAGATAAGCCTGACGGGCCTTCTCTTCGATTGCGGCGGCATCACTTAGATTCACCACATTATTCTGATTGCCCTTAAATGCAGAGCGCACCGGATCAACATTAGCCGAGTCGCCCACGGCAATATCAAATCGAGCCTCGATGTACTCAGCCGACTTATCAGCAACAGCCGCATCGCCGAACTTCTTAGCAACGGCCATCCTGCGGATTTCAGTCTCAGACTTGCCGGTGTAATCCTGATCGGCAACAGTCTTGGCCTTGGCGATCAGGTCGGCGCGAGCGGTGACAGCAGCGTCCAAGGCGGCGGCGTCCATCACCTTGCCCTTCAGCGCGTCAATCTCGGCGTCCTTCTTAGCAATCTCCGCATCCTTCGCAGCAATCGCAGCCTTGTGGGAGTCAGCCAGAGCCACATTAGCGGCCTGAGCATCGCCAACCTGCTTGGTCAGCTTCTCAATAGCCTGTGCGCCCTGATCGGTAGTTTCAACGCTCAGGCCATCAACAATGACCTTTCGCAGATTGGAATCGGCCATGTGGCCTCCTTCATTTGGTTGGGCAGGAGAGATAATATCGGGATTGCCCTGATCCCCGATACGGGTGTTTCCTGCGCGCGGATTGTTACCGGGCAGGTATGCAACGTGGTTAAACCTAAGCTCGCCAGATTGCTTATATTGATACGGGGTGCCATCGGGAGCGATGCCATCTTCCCTTTCAATGTCTACAGTGTATCCAGCAGACAGGGCGCGAGCGCCAGGATTAGACCTAAGCTCGTCAACCGCGCTTGCATCCATGATTGCCATGGATGCGACAACATGCTCGCCATCGCGGCTGATAACTCCGCCTACAGTGCCCTTGGCAAGGTCCTTCCAGTTCTTTGCAGTTACCTGCTCAGACGGATGATTCCTAGTGATAGGACGGCCTGCAAGTGAACGCATACTGTCTTTATTGAAGACAATATCAGGGTCACGATAGACGCCGAAAACCTTACTGGCGTCATCGCCAGTCAATCCAAGCTCCGAACCATAATACTGCTGGACGTTCCCAGCCCGCGCGATTCTAGCCTCGCCCACAAGGTAACCGTCCCTAGTGAGGGAAAGGCCGCTTGCGTCTACGGTATAACTATCGGCTACTCGGATCATGGGTATCACCTCAATGCCACTAGGCGCATTTTACTCATTGTTAGCAGAATTACTAGTGGGGTCGCTAGTCGGATTATCCTCGCTGCGCATGGCCTCTTCTACGGCAGCCTCAAGACCTGGCATAACCCCATTCTCAGTTAGCATATTCACTGCCGCCTTACTAAGAGCATCTGAATTGATAACATCGGAGTCCTTAATGGTCTTGATTGTATCAGCAATCACCTTTCCAATATCTGCCTCCTCCTTCTTGGTCGGCTTCCAGATATTGTTCCAGATGTAGTAAACATCGGATGGGCGACGGCCTAGGGCATTCCACAGCAATAGCTCATCGAACTTAGCCATTGCAGGGCTGAACTCCTGCGACTGAATAGAGCTAACTCGTTCGCTCCAAACTCGGCTTTCGGCCTCGCCCTTATTATTTAGACCGCCCTCGGCGTTACCGAACAGGATGGATCGCGGGATTCCAGATGCGCCGGAACACTCCTGCTGGAACTCGCGGATAAGCTCAGGTACGCCAGCGAAGGTGGCATTGTGGCTGTGATAGGTCTGCGCCGCATCCATTAGCAGCGTCTTGGTGATGCCCTTGGCCTGAACCTGAAGGCTAATCATCTCCAAGACGGACTGCGCATAGTCATTCTCGCGCAGCCTTTCCATCAGGTCAGGTACGCCGATAACGTCAACCTTGGACTCAAACACCAGCTCGCCAGCATTAGCCGCCGTGGACTCATTGCGCAGCAGCGGCGCCATGCACGATACCAGTACGGAATCGCCCCAGCCGTTATTGATGCTGCCAGCCGCATCGGTGTCGGGGATTGGCTTGCCCATGAACCGGATCAGGCGCGACGGGTGAATCTCGATCTGCACATCAGCCGTACTCAGCCGGTAGAACTTAGGTTGGCCGAAGTATTCAGAGGCAATGTCGTTATCCCGCTCGCCACCAGATAGCTGCGACTTAGTGAATACCGTCAGGTACTTAACCTTCTCAGTCTGCACGTTCAGCGGCTTACTAACATCCGCCGCATTGGTCCCGATATAGACAGCAGCACCGCCCAGCAGGTCGCCTAGCTTCTTTGCCTGGCGAATCTTCCCTTGCAGGCCCAAGTCACGCTCTAGCTTCTCAATACGCTCAATCTGACGGCCCTTGGCCTGCCAGTTTCGCCATGCGCGGGTGCAGTCGAATGCCGGAACGTCGATAATCCGACCGGCAACCCAATTCTGCCGGTAAGTAGCCATTAGCTCATGGTCGGAATACGCACGATCCACGAAAGTAGAGTTGGCCGACTTAGCGCGAGTAGTTCCTAGGCCAGAAACTAGGTTAACTAGGTTGTCTGTTACCAACATTTTACTATCGGCCATGGCCTGCCCGCGATTATCAATTGGCGCGAGTATACCATCGGATTAGAAAATGCAATACGAAAGAAAGGGGCCGATTGGCCCATGTCTATTTGTTGCTAATTACTTGATGCTCATTTGCCAACCGCCTGGCTGTCGATCATGGCCAGTAGTTCGTCGCATTCCGCAACACTTGCATTTTCAGACGTGAGTCCATGCGAGATGTATTCGTTTCGCTGGGCTTCAACGAAGGGACGGAACGGCCCCAGGTCCACGGCCTGCGCGGGCGGATTGGCAAGTGCGCGAATCCGATCCGGCAATGCGCGGTAGCGCTCCTTAGCGTCGTCCCGGTAGATGCCGTAATCATCCCAGCCGCTGTCGGAAGCCAAGTACGCGCACGCATCGGAAACGCAGCTTTCAACATCGTCAGACAGTTGCTCAATGGCCTCAGCCACCGGCTCCCCCACCGGCTGGCGGGCGGCGAGGGCGGTGCGCGCGTAGTCACGCATCTGCTTGGAGGTGAAGTAGTAATCGCAGGGCTCAGCGAACCCTTTTTCACCGCGAATCATGCAGCTAACCGAGTCAACCTCTTCGGGAAGAGGTGGCAGTTCTAGTACGTCCGGGTTGTCCGGCATCGGCCCCCACTCGCCGGACTGCACGCGTTGATCGAACGCAGCCCGCTCAGCTTCGGCTTTCCCACGGAGAGCGGCTGCCATCTTTGCCATAGGCGAGTCATCCCGCTGACCACCCGGGGAGGA